AGAGGAAGCGTAGAACAACTAGCTGAGAGAGCAGCGACGTAAGGGTACACACTTAGTATCTCTATTATGGTGTGTGAAGCTTATTAGTCAGATTCCTGATAAAGTTGTTCCTGTTTTATGGAGGTTTGGCAGAGCGGTTGAATGCACCTGTCTTGAAAACAGGCTTACGTGAGAGCGTAACCGGGGTTCGAATCCCTGAGCCTCCGCCACGGGATGTAGCGCAAGTGGTAGCGCACCTGGTTTGGGACCAGGGGGTTACAGGTTCGAGTCCTGTCATCCCGACTATTAAAGGACCTTTAGCTCAGTCGGTCAGAGCAGTTGACTCATAATCAATTGGTCGGGGGTTCGAGCCCCTCAAGGTCCACGATAAGTAAGCTTGGAGCTGTTAAATCTTGATATTATATTCATCTAGATAAAAAACGTTCTTTGTTATATTTATCAAAAGCGTCAAGCGTTTTGGTAGGAAAAATAGTTGGCTTAGTCTTTTTGTGCCTTATTATGGCCGTAACCGTCGGGGTTGGATAGGGTGTGTAGGATTAAGTACCAAAGATTTGATGTAAAGTTGACGGAACGGCTTTATATCTTCTACTATAAATAAAGTGTGTCGGGAACACATTTTGTAGACTGGGAGAAAAAGGTAACTATACCTAACTGCCAAGATTAATGACGTAAAATGCCGAGTAGTAATACTGGGGGCTCGTCTATCGGCAGGACGCATGATCCCGACTCATGAGAGGTAGGTTCGACTCCTACGCCCCTAACTACAATTTTAACCAGTTATTAACTAAAAAAACAAGTCATGAACGAAGTAGTAATTACAGCACTCCCCCACCCAATCACAACATTCGTACTAGGAGTAATGATGGTATTTGCCATTGTTACCTGGGTTTATTTAACTCGAGTTTTGAACCGAATGGATCAAATAGAGAAAAATAACCAAGAAATGAATGATAAATTATCTAATCATTTTAAGATTACTGAGAAGATGGGTCAAGAAATCTCTCGCAAAGTTGATTCCAGAATTGACAAAGCGCTTGGCTCTATCAAAAAGTAATATTATATTTATTTAAATAACAATTAAAAACCAAAAAAGGAAACATGAAAAACGCAATTTTCGCACTTGCATTTGCAGCCGTAGCTGTATCTTGCACTCAAACCTCTGAAGAAGCAGCTGTTGAAACTACTGTTGATACTACAGTAGTAGCTGAAGACACTACCATTACTGAAGAAGTAGTAGTAGAAGGTACAGAAGCAGCAGCTGAATAATACTGAGTCTAGCCAAAAATCCTGTTGCACTCGAACAGGTTGACTTCGGGGAAAAGATTCAAAAGGGGAGTACGTGAACCGATAGCGTCTTAGAAAAAACCTCCCAATTGCCTTCTTAGCTCAACTGGTAGAGCAACTGATTTGTACTCAGTAGGTTATGGGTTCAATTCCTATAGAAGGCTCAAAAGCTCAAAGTACACGGGAACGAAGATAGAGTTTTCATACCATAAGAACTGATATTCTCCAAATCGTAGGTTGGCACAGTTTGTAGTCTGGGGATATTTTAAAACTACACCTATTTTTTGATCTACGCATATATGTATATGCAGATGGACATAGATAAGATATTTAGCTTATTTGATGGCTCCTCTCTTAAAAATAAAGCAGAGGAAGCCAGCGACACCATTATTATCCAAGAAACACCTATGTTTTGGATAGGTATGTTTAAAAAGATTATCTTAAACAATAAAGCATTTTACCAACAACTCTATAATAATCTCCCTCTAGAAGTAATTAAAGAAATGGCTGGTCTAGATGACATGGCCGAAATGGTAACTTACTCTAGAGCGTGGTTTTACGCCTCTAAATTAGACCTAAAACGTAGAGTAGATATAGATGCCATCATAGCCTTCGCAGACGAAGATATAGTGTATGCTTTAGTTATGGCTATTAAATACTTTGAACAAAAAGAAGAGTACGAAAAATGTGCTCATTTAAAACAAATCCAAGATGTAATTGAAAGCTTTATCAAGTAAACTTGATTCCCCAATACATCTACATTACCTTATAACCTAATAAAAATATTTTATATGAGAAATCCAGAAATCGCTATGAACAAGCTTGAAAAGCTTGAAGGCAAACTTAAAACCATGTATGTGATGCTTACTCGCCCTAATACTACAGCAGACCAATACAAGCATCTTATTACAGAAGCAGAAGAAGTTATCGCTGATCTTAAAACAATGATTCAACGAGTAGGTTAATCCAAAATAAATAGTTATGAAATTCACAGCAGAACAAATCCAAAAAAATTGGGATATCTTCATCAATAACATTGAGGTCTTTATCACAGGTGAGCGTAAACAAAAACTCCTAGACTTTTATTCTAAGTACCAGGATCGTTTAATGTTAATGCCCGCTGCCCATAAAAAAGAATACCACAATGCATTCCCAGGTGGTTATATAGAACATGTTAATCGTGTTGTAGATTGTGTTATTAAACAAGCTAACCTATGGAGTGAAATGGGAGTTGATATGTCTACCTTCACTATGGAAGAACTTATCTTTGCCGCTATCAATCATGACCTAGGTAAAATGGGAGATGAGCAACATGAAGCTTATATTCCTCAAACCGATGAATGGCGTCGTAACAAACTAGGTGAAGATTATATGCATAATGATAAGATTGCATTTGCCTCAGTTCCTGATCGTGGTTTGTACCTGCTTCAAGCTCATGGAATCCAATACAGTTTCAATGAAATGGTAGGTATTCAAACTCATGATGGTTTGTATGATGAGGCAAATAAGAAGTACTTTATGGGATTCACTCCTGAAGTTAAACCACGTACTTCACTTCCTTATATTCTCCATTTTGCAGATATGATGGCTGCTCGTATTGAATTTGAACGTGAGTGGATGCCTAAATTTAAAAATGGAACTGCTAAACCAGCTCCCGCTAAAAAACCAACTAACACCCCTTCAGCTACTAAACAAAAAGCACTTAGCGGAGTTAGAAGTGAAGGATTAAAAAATTTATTAGACAGTATATGATAATTTATATTATTATACTTTCGGTTACGGTCGTGATCTTAGGATTCACGACCTTTAACCTTCTTAAAAAGGTTGAACGATACGAAGATGAACTTGCTAAAAGACAAGAAGCTATTATTTCCTACCAGGAATATATCAATGGTCTTGGTAGCACAATAGAATTTATGACTAAGCGAATCGATGAAATCGATGCTAAAGGCTCTTTCCAAAGTGATGATGAGGTAGGTTTTTTCTTCGATAGACTTAAAATGCTAAACGAAATGATAAGACCCTACAACATTAAACTATGAGTGAAATAGTCCCTAAAAAAAAGAAAGGCATACAATACTTTACTCAAGAAACAGAGGATGCTATTGTAAGATATAACAAATCAATTGACCCTATAGAAAGAGAAAAAATATATCACAGATATATTCATTATGCTTTTTTTAAGTTAACTGAAAATATTATTCATACTTTTAAGTTCTACTATACTGAAGTAGAAAATATTGAAGATCTCCAACATGAGGTAATTACCTTTCTTTTATCTAAGATGCACCTATATGATCAAACTAAAGGATCTAAGGCGTACTCTTATTTTGGAACTATTGTTAAAAGATATTTAATTATATCTAACACACGAAACTACAAACGTAGAATTGATAAAGCCCCAGTTGAAGGATTAGATGAGAATGAAAAATACTCTTACCAAATTGAAGAGACTTTAAGTAATGCTCATGATGATAAACTCTCATATTATATAGATGAGTTTGCAAATCACTGTACTGAAAATATTTTTGAGTTATTTCCTAAAGATGAAGATGCTCAAATTGCAGATGCTATCCTAGAACTATTCCGTAAGCGCGACAGTATAGACGTCTTTAATAAAAAAGCACTATACATCTACATCCGTGAACAAGTAGACGCTAAAACCCCAAAAATAACCAAGATAGCAAGTCAGTTATATGATATATTTAAATCTAATTATATACATTATTTAGAGAATGGTTATGTAGAGTTTAAATAAATATATTTATAATCATGAGTCAGTTTGATAAAATAATATTTGGTAAAAAGAAATTCTCTAATATTTTAGAGGAAATCTATGATAACCAAAAGAAAAAAGATAAGCAGATAAATGCTCTTATCAATGAACTAAAACCTATGATTGAAGAAATAGGTGATGCTACTCTCTTAGTTCCTTTAATTAAAGAATACCTAGAAATGGGCATCAAGAATGATGACCTATTAATTAGAATGGCTGCTCTAGCTCAACGTGCTATGAATTCTGAATCTACAGATGCCGGTCTAGGTATATCAGATGAAGAAAAACAACAACTACTTGATGAGATAAGCAAGTTTAAAACTGAGGAGTAATGCCTGAATTTATATATGGCTTAGCAGGTCTTAGTAATGTAGTTACTCCTATTACAACTGGGGGTAGTGGTGGAGGTCCTAGTTTTTACCCAGTTAGAGTTGTGGACATTGTTTTAAATGAAACCCATCCTAGATTTGGAGAAGTAGGAGAGTGGAATGGTATAGGTACTATATTTTATAATAGTGTTACTGATCCTACAACTCAAAATAATACAGATAACCAGGCTAAACCTGCTTTCTCAAATATTAAACAATTTCCTTTAATCAATGAGATTGTTTATCTCTTCAGTCTCCCT